GGGAAATCCCGTGTTGAAAACACTCCAATGAATGAATATTTAAGTGAGTATGGTTATAAAACTAATTATACTCAACCAGATCTCGTTTCTTGGAAACCTTGGCATTTAGCTGCTAAGGAGATGGTTAATCCTGCAAATCAGTTTAAACCATCGATACTTAGTGAATGTGTTCAAGCTTTTTCTGACGATATTGTGAATTCTATTCCATTAGATATTATTCAAGAAACTGTTCATGTTTACGATCATTTCACTGCTGTAAATGGTGCCGCTGGTGTAACTTTTGTTGATAAACTCAACAGAAATACATCAATGGGTCATCCATACAACAAATCTAAAAGGTTTTTTATTAAACCTATCGCTGCTCGTGGTGAGAATTTAGATCCTGTTGATTTCAGTGATGAAATTTTAGCCCAGATAGATACTATTGAGCAAAATTATAGAGATGGTTATCGTAATAATCCTATCTTTCGAGGAAACTTGAAGGATGAGGCTGTTACTGAATTAAAAGCATCTCTTGGTAAAACTCGTGTTTTTGCTGGGGCTCCAGTTGCCTGGAGTGTAGTTAATAGAAAATATACTTTATCTCTTATTAGATTGATTCAATCCAATCAGTACATTTTTGAATGTGCTTGTGGAATTATTTGTCAATCTAAAGAATGGGATAGAATGAGATCTCACCTTACTCAATTTGGTGATGATCGTTTAGTTGCAGGAGATTTCGAAAAATTCGATAAGCGAATGTGTGCAGAATTAATTCAAAGTGCTTTCGACATTTTAATCAATATTTGTGGATATAGTGGAAACTATAACAATGATGATTTAAAAGTGTTGCGAGGTATTGCTATTGATACTGCTTTTGCTTGGATGAATTTTAATGGGGATCTTGTTTCCTTTTTTGGAAGTAATCCATCAGGTCACCCACTTACAGTTATAATAAATTCTTTAGTCAATTCTCTTTATATGAGATATTGTTTTGTAATCTTAACGGAAAAGGAACCCAGTGAATTTAAGAAATATGTCCATTTGATGACATATGGAGATGATAACATTATGAATGTTTCTCCTGAAATTCCTGAGTTTAGTCATACTACGATACAATCCTGTCTAAAGGATGTTGGGATCGGGTATACAATGGCGGATAAAGAGGCGGAAAGCATTCCATATATTCATAGAGATCCATGTTCTTTTTTAAAAAGAACCTGGAGATATGATGAAGATTTTGGAATGTATGTCGCGCCTCTGGACCATGAATCAATTGAAAAGATGTTGATGACATGGGTTAGTTCAAAGACTATTTCTCCACAGGAACAGTGCATAGCTGTGATTTCTAGTGCAGTTATGGAATATGCGTTTTACGGTAAAACGATATTCAGAGATCGCGTTTCTTTATTAAAAGAGATGTGTATCAAACTAGATTTGGATGTTTATGTGACTGAATCAACATTTCCAACGTTCGAC